CACGGACATGGCCTGGTTCCCATTGGATGACCTGGCTCTTGGTAAGCGCACGTAGCGCGAAACCTTCCATTTCAGTGAAATGGCCGGTAGCCAAGAGCCCGTCAACCATGGAGGCGACTAGGTCTAGTGGTAGTAGGTCAGAGGCGGCCTTGAGGTCAACCGAGACGACGCACTCATCAGAACACCCCCCAAGGTATCTCAAGACATCACTGTCTTGAAATCCATGGAGGGTGGACTGTGTCTCAGGGCAGTTCCTTAGACCCTTCAGGAGTCTTTTACGAACGATGTGACCTAAGAGGTGCATCCTAGCCGGTGATTTGGTCACCACTCTGACCTTGAGGCCCCTCTCCCTCAGTGCGGAGACCTTAGAAGGGGCGGCAGATGCCTCCCCGTAGGCTCCGTGGAGTACGAGAGACGCCTCAAGCTTTAGAGCGTCCAAGTCTTCGGGCGGGAGATCCAATCCGAGCCTATTGACAAAGTCACTAGCCTCGGGGTGATATCCCATATTGCAGACGTAGGTTCGGAGACCGCCTTGGCGGCTCGTAGCCTCGCTGCAAGCAGAAGTGGTCGGGAGGTCTGGTCCAGGCGCATAGCGCGAGGACTTCAAGAACCTCCTTCCCCACGACTCCCCGAATTCTCGGGCGTGTCCCAGGATTGCTTCGTCACAGGTAAAGGGGCTAGTGAGGTTCACCTTGTGCTCAGCTAGAGCCCGCTCCACTGCCTTCATAGAAGGCCGGGGCAGGGCTCTTCCGATGAACGAGGCCTGAGCGAAGAAGTCTCGCCCGCCACGCAGGATCCACTCGGACCTGCAGGCGGAGGAGAAGGTCTTCAGCTTGGAGAGAGCGAACTCTCTACCATAGGCCGGTATCATCGAGTTGAACACCTGGTCAACCATAGCTACCCTACAGTGAACGGCTGCGGGAAGGAAGTCCCTCAACACAGCAAGCACATTCGTCCTAACCACAGCTTTAGTGGACCCCTTGGCTCTAGACCTGCGTCTAGCAGCTCCAGAGGTCCGGCTGAGTTTCTTCGTGTCCCTGGCCAAGGTATCGCCCCGCGGAAGCGGGTCGTGCCTTGAGGCAAGGATACGGAAGAGTCGGTCATGGGCGAATTTGCGGCTGTAGAGAGGGTTATCGACCTTCCAATCGAAGGCAGTCCGCAACTCGGCAACCTGGGGGCGGGGGCCCGCGCTGCCAAGCGCCGGCCATGACTCTGAATACGAAACACCAACCCAGGGTTCTTCCC